GAGAAAGTGTGGGTGGCGCTGACGGATCTGCTCAATCGCCCCATCGAGCGGGAAGACGGGGTGCAGCTGCGGACGCTTGCGGTCGCGGTCGACGCTGGCGGCCATCGGACCGAGGCGGTGAAGAACTACGTTCGGCAACGCCAAGTTACCCGGCCGATGTGCATCTTCGGCGCGGTGCCGAACAATGCGCCGATCCTCTCGCGCGGCAAGCTTGTAGACATTACGTGGAACGGCAAGACCGACAAGCGCGGTATCACCATCCATCACGTTGGCACGGTCGCTGCGAAGCACTACCTCTACAGTCGGATATCGGCCGATGCCGAGCGCCAGATAGAGGCCCGCCTGGTGCATATGAGCGACGAGCTGCCGGACATGTATTTCCCCGGCGTGGTGTCGGAGGTCTACAACCCCGTGAAAAATCGATTTGATAAGAAAGTGAAACGCAATGAACCACTGGATACGTGGGTGTATGCCTACGCCGCCACACACCACCCCGAGGTCCGTCTCCACCGTTTCACAAAGTCGGACTGGGATGCCGTCGACGCGCGCCTGCTATCGAGTATCCCGGAGGCGGCGGATTCCCGTGAAACACAAGGACAGGGCGCTGAGTCGGATGCCAGGCAGGATTCCCGTGAAACAGCGCGACCCGCACCTGCAGGCCGCGCCCGCAGCAATGGATTCGCACGCGATGGCTGGGGGCTCTGATGGCTAAGCGAAGGGAAAGCAACGAGCAGATCCGCGAGAGGATCCTGGCCGCGATGCGGTCGGACATCGGCATCAGCGAACGCATGGCGCAGCCGTTCGTTGACTCGGTGATGAGATGCTTCTCTGGAGAGCGTCCCTATTTTCCGGCGACGATGCGGGAGTACGACGTAGGCCGGCTTCGTGCCGCATTGGAGCGAGGGATTCCCGTGAAACAGGTGATGGCTGATTTCGAAATCTCCCGAGCAAAGCTCCACGACCTTTTTCCCGGGGGCTTACCAAAGGGTCAGAAAAGCGCACTGTCCACGACTTTGACAAAGATGGAGACAAAATAATTTTTTGGCTCTTTAGAATCATGTAGTTACGCGGGGGTGTGTCCACGACTTTGCCTAGTTCGTGGACAGCAGGATCCCTAGCCTAAGCAGTCATGAAGACTGCTCAAGACATGCTGAACCTCTACATCGAAGCGGAGATCGCCGTACTGGCCGGTCAGTCGTTCCGGATGGGTGAGCGTCAGTTGACGCGCGCGGACATAGAGCGGATCCAGGCGGGGCGCCGGGAATGGCAAGCGGCCGTCGACAATCTCGCGCGGCGTGGTCGCACGCGCTTCGCAAACGCGGACTTCGGCGGGGTGACCTGATGGCCTCCGCTTCCACCGCCAAGACCCGACTAACTACCGCGCTCGCCGCTGACCGCGCTGTGCAGGCGGCTCGCGCACAGATCGCGCCTATTGTGGCGCGCGCGCATGAGGTGACCCGTCCGTCGCGCAATCGAAAGCTGGCAAGGGACTGGGGCAGCGGCAACGCTATTGCGGGCATGGATGCCCGCCAGTTGCGTGACCAAGCCCGCCACCTCGAGCGTGATCTGGACCTCGCCGACAACGCGCTCAATATCCTGGTGCAGAACACCGTCGGCTCCGGCATTGATGTCCTGTCGGCGCCCCGATTGCCGGGCGGCCAGATCAACCGCGAACTTGCCCTGCAGCTGGACGAGCTGTGGGACGAGTGGTGGGACAGGCCTGAAGCTACCCGGACACACGATTACGGTGCCTGCCAGCAACTGCTGGCGCGCAGCTGGTTCCGGGATGGCGATGCGTTCTATCAGGATCTTATCGGCACCGTCCCTTACTTCGAGCACGGCACCTCGGTGCCCTACAGCTTCGAGATGCTGGAATCTGATCTCGTCCCGCTGGAGTTTACGGATCCCGCTCGCAACATCCTGCAAGGCGTGGAGCGCAATGCTTGGGGACGACCGGTCGCATTCCACGTGTACAAGTCGCACCCCGGCGACGCCACGGGAAATCGCCTGGAGACAAAGCGGGTCCCATCTGAGTTCATGCACTGCATTGCTCTGCTCAAGCGCCTGCACCAAGTGCGTGGCCTGAGTGTGTTTGCCAGTTCAATGTCGCGGTTTGAAGACGTCAAGGACTACGAAGAATCGGAGCGTATTGCGGCCAAGGTGGCCGCATCGCTGACCTTCCAGATAACGAAAGGCGGTGGCGATCAGTACAACCCGGGTGGCGGTGATCTCGGCGGTCAGGTCATGTTGCAGGACGGGGCACATGTTCGTGAGCTGCGGCTTGCGCCGGGCGTTATCTTCGACGACCTCCTGCCGGGTGAGTCCATCGAAAGCCTCGGCAGTGACCGCCCCAATCCCAACGCGGCGACCTGGCGAAAGGAGCAGCTGCGCGCTGCTGCCGGCGGCATCGGTGTCAGCTACTCGAGCCTGTCGCTGGATTACAACGGCACCTACTCGGCGCAGCGGCAGGAGCTCATCGAGAAGTGGGGCAGCTACCTCATGCTGGCCGAGCGCTTCATTGCGCTCTGTGTCCGTCCGCAGCGGGCCCGGTTCGTTGAAGCATGCGTGCTCGCGGGCCGGGTGCGTTTGCCGCGTGGCTGGACTCTGCGTGACCTGTCGGCGTCGACCTATGTCCGCCCAGTGATGCCGTGGATCGACCCGTTGAAAGAGGCGTATGCCCGTGGCGAGGCCGAAGACCGCGGTTGGGTTGCCCCGCAGCAGAACACGTTGCAGTACGGGAACAACCCTTCCGAAGTACTACGGCAGCGGCAGGACTGGGCCGAGCAGACCCGCAACCTGGCGCCGCCGGCGCCCAACACAAGCGCGGAAGCGCGAGTCCAAGTTGTCGGCTCGCTCACGCGCGACCTTTCCAGGAGCGAATGACCATGCGTACCCGCCTGTTGGCTGGCGCCATCAGCAATATCATCCGGGCCGATGCTGGCGGTGACCGCGAGCTGGGCCCGTCCCTGCTGCAGATCCGCGCGGAAGCTGATGCTACCGAGATCATGATCTACGGCGCCATCGGCGGCTATTTCTTTGAAGAGTCTGTATCGGCCAGCGAGCTTGTTGAGCGGATCGGTCAGATCACCACTGCCACCATCCACGTGCGGATCAACAGCGTGGGTGGCATCGTCGCGGATGGCCTGTCTATTCACAACGCGCTGAAATCCCACCCGGCCCGTGTGCTGGTTACGGTGGAGGGCCAGGCCGCCTCGATTGCATCGCTGATCCTGCAGGCTGGCGACGAGCGTCGTGTCTATGCGAGTTCGCTGGTGATGGTCCACTCACCCCGGACTGTCGCTGCTGGTGGCGCCAATGCATTCCGGCAGAACGCTGATGCACTCGACGCGCATGCTGCCGCGATGCTGGAAGCGTATGCCTCTCGCTCCGGCCGACGCGAAGAAATGGAGCGCTTGCTGACCGACGACGTAGACCACTGGTATTCCGGCCCACAGGCCGTCGAGGCTGCACTCGCTGATGTAGTAGTCGATGCCGAGCCCGGTGCCAGTGCCAGGTGGGCGTCCGCGTCCACGGTCGCGATCTGCGGCTACCTGCAGGCCATCGATGGGGCTGGATCGACAGTCGTGGCCCAGCTTCGCCGCCACATCGTCGCCAGCCTTTCTCCCACAGTTTTCGCCTCGCTCCCAGAGGTCAGCCAGTCGGCCGTCATCGGCCATATCGAGGATCCCACCATGAACCAGCAGTATCGTCACATCCTCGCCAATGCCGGCCGCCCGATTGCGGCGACGGCAGGCAACCCCGCACCGACCAATCCGGCAGCGCCGCCGGCTCAGCCAGCCCCACCGGTAGCGCCGGCCGTCAATCCGGACCCGGTGCAGGCGGCGCTCGCCTCGCTGCGCGATCGCAACGCGCAGATCAGTGCGCTGGCACAGCCGCACATGGGCAACGCGCAGATCAGCGAGTATGTGAACAACGTCATTGCGCAGGCCGATTCCAACATCGGCCCAGACCATGTGGGTCGCCACATCCTGGCGCTGCTCGGCAACGCGTCTGTACCGCTCAACGGCGGTGCGGGCATCGTCGCTGGCGCCGACCAGCGCGATCTCACGCGCCAGGCAATGTCCAACGCGATCGAAGCCCGTGCAGGGCTTGTGCAGGCTACCGACGGCAATCCTTATCGCGGCATGACACTGGGTGAGATGGCGCGGGCCTGCGTGCAGGCCACCGGGAGCAACGTCAATGGCATGGATCGGATGGAAATCGTAGGCGTGGCGTTCACCCACTCCACCTCCGATTTCCCGAGCCTGCTCGGCGACGCATCGCGTCGTGCAGTACTCCAGGGTTACCAGGAGGCCGAGGAGTCCTTCGCAGACTTCACCCGTGCTGTGAACGTTCCGGACTTCAAGCCGACCAACCTGGTCGGTCTGGGCGCTTTCTCCGATCTGGACATCGTGCCGGAGGGCGGTCAGTACAAGCAGGGCACCTTCAGCGAACAGTCGCAGGCGATGAAGATCGTAACCTACGGCAAGCTGTTCACGATCACCCGCCAGGCCGTGATCAACGACGATCTGGGAATCTTCAGCGATGTGCCTCGGAAGATGGGCCAGGCCGCCCGTCGCACGCTCGCCAAGGCAGTGTTCGATCTGATCAACAGCAACCCGGTCCTCGCCGACGGCAAGCGCCTGTTCCATGCGGAACACGGCAACGTCCTGCCCGCCGCGCTGATCAACACCGCCAGCGTCAGCGCCATGCAGGCCGCCATGCGCCTGCAGAAGGACAAGGATGGAAACCGCATCCAAGTGCCGATGAAGGGCCTGCTGACCCCGGTGAGCCTGAGCGGTCAAGCGCTCACTGTGCGTGCAGCCGAGTATGCCGTGGGCGCTGACGCCGGTCGCAACGATCCCAACATCGTGCGCAACACCTTCGAGGTGTGGAGCGATGGTCGTATGGACGACAAGGACGCCGCTGCCTGGTACGGCATCGCGAACCCCGCCTTCGTGGACGCGATCGTTGTGGGCTATCTGGACGGCAACCAGGCCCCGTATCTGGAGCAGCACCAGGGCTTCACCGTCGACGGCGTGGCTTGGAAGGTTCGCCTTGACGCGGCGCCGGCCATTGCTGACTACCGCGGCATCTACAAGAACCCGGGCAACCCGGCCCCGGCGCCCGCCGGCGGCTGAGTTCTCGGCAGGGCGGCCTAGCGCTGTCCTGCGCGCCAACCACTTTCTATGTTTCGGAGAAATGCCATGAAGAACGCACATCAGGACGGCCGCGTGCTGGATGTGACCCTCGCCACCGCTGTCAAGAGCGGCGAGCTGGTCACTGAAGGGAAGCTGGTCGGCGTAGCCGTCACCGACGGTGCCATCGGCGATGTGATCGCCACCCACGTCGAGGGCGTGTTCGAGCTGCCCAAGTTGCCCGCCGCAGCCTTCGAAGTCGGTGCAGCGGTCAACTGGGATACCGCGAACAAGCGGGCCATCGCGGCGGCGGCTGGTGCCGATCAACTGGGTGGCATCGGCTTCGCGGTTTACGCCGCTGAGGCCAACGCCCCGACCGTGTTCGTGCGGCTCACGCCGGGCACCGCCGCCGCCGGCAGTGCGGGCGGCTGAGGTCATGCCTGCCGTCGCGCACATGGGCCCGTGTGGCGTGCGCGACGGCGAGGCTTTTCGAGTGCATGGGGGACCAATGAGCACTACCGATACGAACGCGCACCTTGATGGCGCAGTGAATGGAAAGTTCGCGCAGGTGGGGCTCAAGGTCGCCATCTTCGCGCTGCCCTTCGTGCTCACTGCCGCTGGCGGCGCTGTGAGCTGGCTGCTGAATGACATCCGAGGTGCACAAGCCGAGCAGAGCAAGGAAATCCAGAAGGTCACCAGCGATGTCCAGGTGGTCAACGCCAAGTTGGACAACGGCGTGATCTGGCGCATCAGCGAGCTGGAGCGACGCCTCAACACTGTCGAACAGGCACAGAAAACACCATGAACGCTATCCGATCCTTCTTCAATCGCTGGCAGGAGTTCCTCATCTGGCTGCCGCTCCTGGTCGTGTTGGCCGTTGGCGGCTGGGTAGTACTCGGGGCCTTGGACCGCACTGTCGGCGCCGACTTCCTTGCGCAGTTGCTGCAGCTGCCGATCAGCGCCGCATACCTGTCCACGGCGTGCGCGGCCGCGTGGCTGTTCAAGCGGACCTACCTCCGGGACCTGACCGCGTCGGAGGAAAGTGAGCTGCATTCATGCGCCGGCCAAGGGGACCGCAATGCCCTTCGGCTGATCATCCTCGACCGCCTCGAATGGCTGGTCCTTATCGCACTGTTCGTCGCGTTCTTCTGGATCTCGCGCTGATGGCCGGTCGCACGCTCATCTCTCTGCTACTGGTGGTGCTGGCCGCTTGCGCACCGGCCGTGCCCGCTCAGGCGGATACGGCCACACCGGCGGTCGAAAGCTTGCGGCAGGACGTGGCTGGCGCCGCGCTCCCAGCGGTGATGGCAGTCCAGGAAGCCATCCAAGCCGTGCTGCCTGCGGCGGTCGCGCCTGAGCCGGCGACGGTGTCGCCCGCCTCGGTCGCCCTGATCGTCCGGTGGGAGGTCACCAGCGAGTCGCTGTACACGCGTCGCTATCAGGCGCCCATCTGGCCCGGCGGCGCGTCTGGTGTGACGTGGGGCATCGGCTACGACGGCGGTCATCAGACCCCGCTCCGGATTGGGCAGGATTGGGCCGCCCATGCAGCGGTCGAGCGCCTCCAGGCCACGTCGGGCATCACCGGTAGCCAAGCACGCGGAGTGGTTACTTCCCTGTCGGACGTGCGCGTTCCGTTCGACCTGGCGAGCGACGTGTTCGGTGCGGCTTCGTTGCCCCAGTATCGAGCCAGCGCTCGTCGCGCCTTCGGTGCGTCGTATTTCGACACCCTTCCCGTAGATGCGCAGGGCGCGCTGGTCTCAGTCGTGTACAACCGTGGCCCGTCCATGGCGGGGGGCACGCGTCTGGAGATGCGTCAGATCCGTGACGTGTGCCTCCCCGGCAGCGACGTGGCCTGTATTGCCGGCCAGATCCGCGCGATGTGCCGGCTGTGGATTGGCACCTCCCTGGAGGCGGGCCTATGTGCGCGGCGCAGGGACGAGGCACGGCTTGCGGAGAGCGCCCGATGAAACTGGCCTCGGCGGTTACGGTGAAGCCGCTGCTTTACGTCATCGGCATATTGCTGCTCACGGTTACAGGGCTGGCTGTTGCCCTGGCGCTGAAGAGTGCAGACAGCGAGGCCGCGGCCGCGACCTCCGAAGGGCTTCTGGCGACCTGTGCGGCTGGCCGAGACGGTGCGGTCACGCGCGTGCAGGAGCTTGTCGAGGCGAACGCTGGCTACGGCGAGACGCTGGCCACGGTGAGGTCGGAGCTGCGTCTGGCCCAGCAGCAAACCGTGACTCTGCGAGTGCAGAGCAACGCAGCCTTGGCTGCTGCCGAAGTTCGAGAGGCCGACGCCAACAAGACGTTGGCCCAGTTCATGAACCGATATGCCAGCCAGGCGCGGGAGACGCGCTGTGCGCTGGCCCTTACCGAAATGGAGGCCTCATGCCCCGCATTCTCAGGTTACTGACCATCGTGGCGCTCGGTGCCGGGCTGGCCGGCTGCGGTCCGAAAAAGCTCGACGCGGGCCATTGTCCCGTGTCCGTGGCGGTGGCACCGCAGCCTGTCCTGGTCGAGCGTCGTATCTACGTTCCGATCCCGGCACGACTGACCCAGACCGAAGCAATGCCGGAGGGGCCGATCGCGCAGTGCTTCGATGTGGCGGCGCAGCGGCGCGCGGTGATCGAGCGCCAGAACGCCCGCGCCGAGCAGGTTCGGTCCATTCAGGGCACGGAGGTAAAGCCGTGACGTTGCAGCTGGTAGCAGCGATGGCCCTGATTGCAGCGCTTGTGCTGTCGATCTCCACCAGGCGGAGAGCGCGGCGATGAGCCAATCCGCGTTCCTGCAGGCGCTGGACAACGCGCTGCACACCGCTTTCGAGGCGGCGGGCCTGGCCTCTGCCGGGCTGTACACCGCTCCGGACGCATCCTCGGCTGTGCCTGCATCCGTGTACATCGACAAGGACATCGAGACCATCGGTGATCTGCGGCAGTTCAAGGCGGGGCGGGTGGAGGTGGTCTACGTCAACTGGTCCGTCGCGCCGGCACAGAACGGCAAGCTGGAGGTCGAGGGCGAGACCTACGTCAACGGCAAAGAGCTGTCCAATGACGGCTCGTCGAGCCGCTGGACGGTGCGCCGTGGCTGAGCAACAGGAGCCGGCAAGCTGGCAGATGCTGGAGTTCGTGGCCAACCGGATCCGGTTAATCAAGCGCGCAGATGGCTTCTTCACCGACCTCGGCCGTGGGGTCATTGCGCTCGATGATGATGACGTCGACGAATCCCCGGATCTGGCCGGCGTCGTTATATCCGCCGCCCGCATCGCACCCACAACCACCGGTCGTGCGCAGGGGTCCTCTGAGATTGAGATCACGGTGGAGATAGCAGTTCCCCGTGGCGGCGCTGAGGTGAACCCGCGCCGGCTCCTTCACCGCGCACGCGTCGACGTTATGCGGGTTCTCTTTTTCGACCCCCGCGCGATGCCGAACGGCATCACCAAGTTTGAAGTCACCGATACCCGGCTCGCCGACATCGTTGATGACGATGAAGGACACACCAGTGTCATCGCTCAGATCACCGCCCGGGCAGGCCTGACCGAGACGTTCCCGCCCGTTTCAACCCCGTAAGGAGAGCCGTCATGGCCCAACCCAAAGTTCGCAAATTCGCTGGTGACCTCCGCTTCTGGGAGTTCGGCACCGGC